TTGTGAGAATGCTCTCCATAACCAGTCGTAGAAGTTAGTCCGTTACCGTCCGTATCTAAAATGGCAACGTGCTTATGCCCATCCATATGATCTGGAGGCGTGGTGGCGAGTCGAGCGTAGGTAGCCACTGCCTGCTTGAACTCGTCAGTAAAATCGTCGGACGCCAGAACCGTATCCTTGTTCAGAGGAATGCACTCTCTCAACTTACGGTCAAAGAGCTGATTAGGAGGACACTCAAAATTAACTGTGTCTCTTCTCCCTTCTGGATCCAGAGCAATTACTTCTTCATGTCCGTTCTTGGCTTCTTCTTCGTCTGCTACAAGAGGGTTGCCATCTTCGTCTCGGGCAAACTCTTCAGCATTCTCTGCGTCTGCTTCTTCTAGGGTTACGCATTTTCTCTGCAAAAAAGAAAAAGTCGTACCTTCGGTACAACTTTCAGGTTCATCCATATCGTCGGCATCAATGGCGACTTCCTTCTGGCTGGCGGTATTAATCATGGGGGTGGTATCACCCTTATCAACTTCACCTCGCCATTCTGGACCATAATCGACATTAACACTTCTTGACTCCAAAGTATGGTCAATACTTCCTATCGGCAAGCAACGGCCGCTTGCGGGGTCCTTGCGATGCCCTTCTGGACAATCTTCGCCTACAGTCAGGGAAAACTCCCTTAGCTCCTCTAAAAAAGAGTCTGTATTAGCGTTCTTGTCTACGCTTTTTTCTGACATTGGATTTCTATCCTCCTTAACGTAGCTTATTCCTAACCTGAGTTAGGGCTTGGGTGGCTTTGTATTAGGTTTCGTGGATTTCCGAGGAGTCTTGCCACCGCCCTTACGGGGGCGACCCTCACTCGGGGTACCGGTCGGTGTTCTCTGAACATTCTGAACCTGCTTCTTAAGCTGCTGCAATTGTTCAGTCATGTTCTTCGTCAAATCCTTAAGATCCTTTTCAGTAACCGTAGTAGGCTTACCGCTAGGCGTCGTGTCCTTAGTAACCACCGGGCCCTCTGCAGGAAGTGCCTTCGGATTGTACGGCGAACCGATAATACCAAGAGTACCGTCTTGTACCAGCGGCTTCTCCTGGATGAAGTTGGCCAGTTCGTTACTGAACTCGAAGCCAAGCTTCTCAATACCAGTCTCGTAGGACAGAATGCGGCGGTCGATCATGCCCTGGATAACGCTCATCATCATGATCTCGTCCTTGAGGGCGTTCTCATCGAAGCGCACCTGTGGGTAACGAGTAAATCCCATGGCCAGAGCCACTTCCTCATACTCATGATCAATCCAGCGCTTTACGCAGCGTCGGGCATAATTTATTTCTTCAGAAAAGCCCTTAAGTCCGGCCTCGATCGCCTTTGCGTTTCCTGTCATCTGACCATCTACCAAGGCCCGGGTTACACCCATGGCCTGGCTGAGATCATCATTAACCTGAGTAAACTTGTCTTTGCCTAGAATCGTACTAATCTCTGGGAAGGTAATCTTTTCAGCCTGGAGAGTATGGTTCCAAACAATATCAAAACTCTTACTCGCGGTATCAAACAATCGAGCTATAGTCTCTAACTCGCCCTGAGAAGTTACCGGATGCTCGTCATTACCAATGGTGATCTTGAGAATGTAGTTAGTGATACCATCCAGGGTAGAATAATCAGCTTCCTTTAACTTGTCCTTGTAGTGCATATCATCGATCATCCGTCCCGCCTTGGGCAAAGGATAACGCTCATAATCCATTCTACGATAGTCACACTTACCTACTAACTCCGGTGGGAGCTTCACAGGCTTATTCTTCTTGATAGCATCCTTCAGTTCTCGGGGCAGGCTAGACAGAAACTTCTTCTGTTCTGGGGTGGCCTTAGCCGGGTTCTTGAGAAGATCAGCTAGTTCCTTGAAAGCTTCGGGCTTCAGGAATGTTTCGGTTTGATCAAAGAGGAGAGACCCCTTGATATCTACCAGCATAGGATTAAGAATAGTGTACTTGAGAGGAACAAAAGACTTGGACCAAATTTTCTTGGCAGCCGCTACATCGCGATACGCCATTAGCTTCTTCATCTCTTCAGTAGTTTCGAAACGATTGGCCTGCGTCTTCTTTCTTACAGCTCCGTCAAAGTTTTCTGGCTTCAATTTAGGATCAAACTTACCCACAATCTTGAAGGTACGAACCAGACCTACCCGGAAGAAATCAAAGAAAATCTTCTCCACGGTCTCTGGAAAATTAATCTCGGATGCCCAGGTATCATAGAAGAGCTTGATATCTTCGTCATCAATATCATTCTTGAAGCCTTTGGCAGCAAAGTTAGAAAGGGTATCTACCCAAGTACCGTAAGGCCCCTTCGCCTTGTAAAAGTTGATGGCACGCTCATAAACCTTCTGAGGCTGTGCCCTGGAAACTTCAGCCTGTCCAGTGAGCAGGTCGAGGTCTACTCGTCTAATAAAGTCTCGGGTGATTACCCGACCACCCTCATGGTACCTCAGAGGGCTAGGTGTGCCAGGCTTCTGAGGGTCTAGATAAGCCAACTCGGTGGCAGGCTTTCCTTTAGGCCCGACATCGATTTCCATTTCGTGAACACCTTCTCTAACTTCCTTGTGGGAGAGAACTTTGGAGTTTTCCAAATTCTCATTCAACTTGTCCTTTACTTCATCCGACATCTAGTCTCTCCTATCTTTGGTTCACCGGCTTGTTTCTTCCACCCACCCTAGAACCTGATTTCTTGGGCTTCGGTGTTAACACCGCCGCAGAACTGGTTACAACTTTTCTACCTCTAAAGGTCTTTGCCAACATCCGTTGCCTATATCCGTCCGGATCTTGGGCGATCTCTAGCTTATCTCGCAACACCTCTGGAACATCCCCAGTAACGGGAAGGCCGTCTGAAAAGATTACCGGCGCTCGCGAGGCCCTATCCTGCACCAACCCTACGTGATGCATAATCTGTTCGGGCATAAGCTCTGCCCACAAATGGTCATACAAACATCTGGCGACAAGCATAAAGGCGGTATACAAGTCCTTCTTCTGCTTGGCGTGTCCTTCTCCCTTTGGTACATCGAAATGATGTTTCCCCGTTGGGGTCTAGGTGAGTTCAATCATCAGCATCTGATTCTTCATATCTTGGACAATCCCCCAAGATTCTTCTGCTGCCAGGACCGGGGTATCCGAGGTGGGAACAACCGGAAATAGCAAATCCCGGTGCTCTAACAAACGCAGGGCTGCAAAATTAGAATCAGAGATGAACTCAGTTCCAAAATTACACATAGTAAGAATGTGCCTACCTGATTTCAACTGGTGTAAGTCGTCGTCTGGATCCAAAATTGGACCTGCGCGGTGGCCTCGGGGATTTTCTGCTAGAATATCCTTGATAGCTAATCCACCACCGCCGGCATCCATGTATATTGATTGTACATTAAAGGCATCACACAGCTCGTCCACGATCTGGGCGGCATGTACAAAAGATTCTCCCTGCAATTCCATGGCATGCACTATCTTGGCAGGAGTTCCCATTTCTGCAACGACTATAGCAAAAGAGTCTTCAGTACGAGCGGGATCTATACCTAAACAATAAGATTTTCCAGGCTCTCCCACAACCTGGGTTGTGAAACTAGTCTTAGAACATGACTCTAAAAGTGAAGCTCTATAGAAAGCATCGGTGTCTGGAATAAAAGCAGCCTCATACTCCATTCGAAACTCAAGGCTAGACATTTCTCTCTGTGCAGCTTCGACAGCTTTCGTATCTAGGAAACCGTCAGGTAGGAGCCAATAAGGGACGCGATACACAGCATACTTTGCATTGCCGTTCTGCATCTCTTCCAGGTAAGCTTGATACAACTTGTACATGTGGTTAAACGTGAAGTAACCAGATGAGGTGATAATGATTTGATTAGTAACGGTATCTTCGTCGATCTCAGCCTGGGTGATTAAACCTTTCCCTAACATTTCCTTCTGGCGAGCGACCTTGTCGACATTCTCCATTGGATCAGCCACAGTAGCTGCCATAGGACGAATAACCATATTGAAGATTTCTTCTGGAATGTGGGGAAACTCGTCACAGAGGATGGTGTAAAAACGCGAACCTCTGATCTTAGTACCATCACCGAGTGGGATGGCTTGAATAACTGAGGGGTTTTTGATACCTACCGCCTTGAATTTGATATAACAATTGTCGGATTGGGTAGTAGGCCTACGTTCGCAAGCATCTCGCATAATCGGGGAGCGTTGATAAAGCTTTACACACTCTTCAAACATGAACTTGCTCTGACGAAAGGTGGGGGCTAAGAGACCCACCCTGTGGCCCGGATACAGCATTGCTTTTAGGCAAGCAAACACGGCGTTGATGAAAGTCTTACCGGAACCACGGCACATGATGGCCATAACATAGTCCCGAAACCACATAGACCTCAAGACTACCTTTTGAATCCCACTTAACTTAACGTTCAAAAGGTCGTCTGCTGCGATTTCAGGATATTGTCTGTAGAACTCTAAGAGTTCTTCTGATTGTAATGAAAAGTCTGGATCATCCAGCAGTGTTTGCAAAGGTGATTACCCGTCCTTTTCCAGAACCTCTTCTAATTTTCGTTGTGCAATTTCTTCTTCTGCAAGCAGGTCAGCAACTCGTTCTTCATCTCGTCTCTTTTGTTCCAAATCATATCGGACTACAAGATCTACGATGTTGATG